CGCGCCTCTAACGTTGTCCATACTTACATTGGGCATCATTTCATCGCGTGGCGTATACACTTGCTCTGTGCGCGTTCCGTCTGCTACCTGATTAACTCGCTGCGACCCCGCTCCACCAAAGGGATTATTAAAATAATCAGGAACAGGGTATTGAACATTTCGATATAAATCTGACATTCGTGGAGGTGCAATGCCACCGCCCATATCAAACCTGCGTATTCCATCTTCGATACGACCACCTTCAGAAAAACTCACAGGCGGCACAGCATTAAAAGAAGGATCTTGTACTTCGTCGAATCCAAATGGATTAGCAAAGTAATCAAATTCACCAGAACCGCTATAATCTGCCCCAGCAAACTGAGCGCCTCGATCACGCACCTGCACCGGCACATAGAACTCTTCGCCCTCGTCATCCATCATTTCGCCAGAACCCATATTCATCATGTTGAACTGGTCGGTCATGGCTTGACCCGTAAGGCCAGCAGTGCCACCTACTGCTGCGCTCTCTAGCAAATCAGGGCTAGTCAACATCTTGGCAATTCCACTGGGCTGTGTTGCGCTTTGTTGCGCTAACTCTGTAGTAAGCTGTTTCAGCTGCTCGGCTCCTGCGCCAGTAGCAATCTGAGGGGCCACGCTTTGAGTAACTTGAGGAGCAACATTGGAGGCTAAAGTCTGCCCTATTTGCTGACTTGCTTGACTTCCCCCTTCCGCCAACACACTTGTTGCAACTGGTGGCTGTGTTAAAACAGGAGCACCAGCAGCGCCACCAGCACCACTAGCGCCACCAGCAGCAGCGTCACCAAGGCCAGCCGTAAGTTTTCCTGCAACGCCGCCCAGCACACCACTTATCAAACCAGCCTTTAAGCCTTCTTTGAGACTGCCGGTCTCTATGGTGGTGCCTAATCCTGTTCCAAGCGCACCAGCGCCTACGGCCCCTAATGTGCCCAATATGCCTGTTGTTGCAGCACCCCCAGCCAATGCTCCAGCTAAACCTAAGACAAGCGGTAAAAACGCCTCTGGCTGTCCTGTATCGGGGTTAATGGTTAGTTGGTTGCCGGGAACCATTTGGGCGAGCACATCGACTTCGCGGGGGTTCATATGCACCAGCATGGTGTCACCATACCGGCCCTTGCTTGCAAGCATTTCCGCTTGACCTTGCAGCGGTGCTCTTTGGCTAAAGTCTCTGTTCATACGAACCTCTTCGCGTTTAAACGTTATGTTATCTCAAGTAACGACACAAATATATCAAAGTAATTGGCTGTTCCTGCCGTCATGCGGAGCTTGTCTTTGCTTTCCAAAACAATCACTTCGCCGTCTTTTAGGTATCCCTTTCGGGTTGCGGCGGCTATTGACCCTGTTTCAAACTCAAATGTCGCATCTGCACTACTATCAAACACATGAACCGTAAGTGTTGCCGCACTTGATCCATCCGTGTTTAACGCGCTTACAGTCTTCAGTATTGCCGTTGATCCCTGTGGACACTCGAACACATCAGTAATGCTTGTCCCTGTCAGAGTTGTAACGACGTTTTGATAGATAGAAGACATTACGACATGAACCAAGTCATGTTAGACGCTTCGCTCTCTACCTCATTCCTCGACGGCACTAAGCCCAATATTGTCCTGATCTGGCTTATCAACCTCTGAAAATACTCTTCGGAATACTCTTGCGGAGGTAACTCCAAAGGTTGCCTGAATTCTGCCCCACTAGATGTTGTGCTCATCTTCGACCATCCACCCTAACATCTAATCTTACATCACCTAAACGCCATCCATTATCTTCGTCAGTGCTTTCGATGCGAACTCGCATTTGCCTAGCCCTCGCTCTTACATTTGTCATAGCAAAGTCTGTCGTATTTGACACATCAACCGATGACTGTGTTGTTAATGTACCATCAGAGTTATTCCGTGACTTCAATGAGTATGTCAATGTTGGATTCGTTGATGTTCCTACAAACGAAAGATCTGGCAGCAATCTGCGAACAAATGCAAACCGATCACCATCAGCTACATCAAAATCAGCAGTTTCTATAAACGCCGACAACGGTTGCCCGTCATCATTGAATCCAGTTTCATGTTCATAAATATATCCAGCATCATTAGATGTTTTAACCGCAACTGGCAAATCTGCCGATGCCCCAGCATCGTCCCATGAATCTCTTGCAAGCTCTGAAATACTCCAAGCCTGCTCAACATAATTGTAAACAACCATTTTGTCGCAAACCGTTGATCCAGTTGATGGATAAAACCAACCAACCTCGTTGTACCCAGTATTAGCAAATGCAGTAACCTGTTGTCCCTGCACATCATTAAGGTTGTCAAAAATAAATGCTCTAACTGTGCATGGCAGTACCTGTGCCACTCCGGTATAAACATAAAAATTATGTCTATCCATAAAATACATAACATTATTAGCAACTATTGCTGCATTAGGGCTTATCAAACTAACGCCATCTGTAATTAACGTTGCCCTAAATATAAATGGAGCGCCTACAAACTGAAGGCTATACAAAGCATTATCTGTCCATATAGCAGTTTCTTGCCTACCTCGAAGCGCACCAACAATGGTTGATCCAACTGAAAGCCTTAAATCACCAGCGGTATTTCTTGTTGACGGCCTCCAATCAAGAACATTTTCTTGGGCGCACCAGCGTATTTGCATTAAATCAATATTTGATTCACCAAAAGGATTACATCCAATAGCAAGAACATGGCGATCTTGTGTAGATACAACTATCTGAAGCGACTCAGATGGAGGGTCAATTGCTCCTACTATAGTAGAAAGCTCTTTAGCTCTTGTTGTTGGATTAGTAGCATCCCACAAATAAATACCACCTAATCGCGGATTCATTACAAGATCTTCACCAAAGTTGTCTAGTGACCATAACCGCAAGGTATTAGTAACGCTATCACCTACAGCGGTACCCCATGTGCCACTACTCCATGTTCCAGCGCCCCAACCACCGCCGGGAACTGCAACATCTTCACCTATGCTTATCTGAAATGCCGCTACAGTGCTACTGCCACCATTGCCTGAGTCTGATGCATTTGCAGTAACAGTCACGCCCGATGTGTCTTTAGCCGTTATGGTAAATGCATTAGAGCTAGATATTGCTAATATCTCATATTCTTGATTTAACACTTCTGCCGTAACATTTCCCCCTAATGATGCGGCACCACTAAAAGTAACAAAATCACCCTGAACAGCATTATGACCTGTTTCATTTACAGTAACGGTAGAACTTCCATTTGATGCTGAAAACGTTGCATCACCCGCGCTCGTTGTCGCGCGTATAGGTGTAACATCTACAAATGTTGTACCTTGTATAATGTACGTTTTCTTTGTAGTTCCAAGTGCAATGTATTTTGTACCTGTTAATGACACCCACTGCTTTATCTTTCGACACGTTCCAATAAATGATGATGTGTATTTTTTTACCCAACCGCCCATTTTTTCGGGAAAACCAGATCGAAATCTTACAAAGTTAGCATCAAAAAATCGGCCTTCATTACTGTACGCAGTGCCTTCTTTATAAATACCCGATTTAAAATTGAATCTTTGTAAACCCATAATGTTTAAACGCTCTATTTATTCGATCCATTTGATCTACTAGACCATGCTTGTGCGCCAAAAAACGCAGCCAGTATACCTGCAACAGATACAAAGTAGACTGCAGCCATATCACCTAGAATCGTTGCTGCTTGATTCAACCCAAAAAGCTCTGATGCCACCACCAAACTAGGGTACAGCAACATACCCCATAGCGCGAACCAACTCATAGCACGTTGCGCGTCGGCTCGTTCATGGTGCAGCCGTAGCTCTAATAGCTCTTTGCTAGTTTCAATTTCTGCATCAGAAACTACGCCATCGCCATCTGCGTCATATTCGGCGTATTCGCTATTTTCTTCTAACCGTTTTGCGTTCATAACTAAGGCCCAAATGCTTTGACAATTAAGTAAATCATACCGATGGCCACACCACCGCCAATAACTAAAGACACCGCCCCAACTGCAATGTCGTGCATAAGTTTTTCACGTTCTTTGCGTTTCTTGTTCAGCATAGCTTGGTGGGCCTTCCTATCTTTTTCTTGTTGGAAAATCGCGTCATCATAGCTTTTCAGAAGGGCCGGATCTGCCACGAGCAGGAGATCACGCAAATCTTTTTGATATCGTTCCTGCGACCTACGAAGCATTTGCAGCTTTAGTATGTCATTCTTGGATAGTGGCTTGAATGCAGAAGACTTGCGGTCAATCTCAAACGCATTAAGGGCTTCACCAAAATCAGATACCAAAGCCATTGCCTGATCGACATTAGCCTTGCCTTCGTTCACATTCTGTATGACCGAATTGATCTGCTGGAGCAACATGCCAGCGGCTGCAACAGATTCAATAATCATGGCTTACCCCATAAAAAACTGCGGCAATGCTGCCGCTGCAATCAATGCGTACAGTCCGTAAATAAGATTTTCTAGATGCTTAAACTTAGCAGAGCCTTCTGCAAGGCGCTCTTCGATACGTTGGTAGCGTAAGGCACACTCACGCTCATGCGCGTTAACTTCGTTCAATGCTTGTTCGCCTTTGTCGCTCATACTGATGTATCTATCCTTCGTGTTTGGGCAAGGGGCGTAGCCTCAATCTTGTTGCCTTTCTGTGTATATAAAACAGGTATAACCGTCTCCACCATATCTCTTACGGTTTCGCCATCCGCACCTGTTCGTAGGCGTTCTTGCTTTTGTACTGCGACTTGCTTCCAACTAACTTGAGCAGTGTCGCTAACTGGCCCTATTTCCATCTTGCTGTCCCTCAACAGGAAAACAATTGATATTGGCAGCTACCGTCCTTCGTTCACCCTCGCCTTG